GCAGAAGCCGCAGCAGCAGAACAGGCCGCAGCAGATCAAGCAGCTGCAGAAGAAGCCGCAGCCGCAGAAGCCGCAGCAGCAGAGCAGGCCGCAATAGACAAGGGTGCACCAGAAGCTGTAGATAATACAGTAACAGATGCATTGTCTGATGGTAAAATAGATTCAAAGGAAATCTCAAAAATTGCAGATGTAATGGCGGCAGATGGCAAAGTTGATGCAAAAGAAACTAATAAATTAATTGAAGCATTAGCAGCAGATGGAAAAGTTTCTACATCAGATCAAAAAGCAGTACTTGAAGCGCTTGCATCAGATGGTAAAGTTTCTACAGCAGATGTTGCGGCAATTGTTGCATTAGTTTCTAGTGATGGAAATATGTCTACAGCAGAAAAAGGAATTGTTGCAAACGCATTAATCCAGTCAGTGCAAGAAGGACAAAATCTTACAACAGAACAAATTGCAGATGCAGGAATTAAGTTATCAGATTTACCATCAGAAACACCAGTAGATGTTCGTACATCTGAAAATGGAGATGCTGTTGTAATTACTGCAGAAGTTGCAGTTCAAGTAGAATTAGTATCAGACCCAGCAGCATTTGCACAAGAGCTATTTAATGATCCAGGAGCAGCAATAGCAGCACTTGGAAGTATTGGAGCAGATATGACTCCATCGGAAAGAAAAGAAGCAACTGAAATGGTTGTTGCAACAGTAGTTGCAACAGGTGCAGCATTAAATGCTGTAGGTGCTGCTGCAGGAACCACTGGAGGATCAACAGGGGGCTCACGTTCAGGCGGAAGCAATTCTGGTGGGTCAGGTGGCGGAGGAGCCTCTGGCGATTCCAAGGGAATAAGGAGAAGAAGACCATGATAAAGAAAATAATTCAAGATATGATTGATCAACTTTGGACACTTCTAGGTATGTTTATTGCCTGGGTAGTGTTAGATGGATCAGCAAAGACAATAGTTGGGTATGCAATTGTATGCACATTAATTGCATGGGCAGTAACATATCCTATTAGAAATAGAAATGAGGAATAATGAAAAGTTTAAATAATGTTTTAATGCGTATTGTTGCAGTATTTGCAGCATCTGGTTTAGGAGTTATTGGTGCTGGTGCAGTAGCTGGCATATCAGTAGCAAAGGCAATGATGGTTGCTGGGCTTACAGCAGTAGCAGCAGTTATTGAAAAATTAGCTCGTGCATTTATGGATGATGGGAAGCTTACGCTTGATGAAATTAATGCAGCATTTTCAACTGTAGATAAGGGCGCAAAAACTGTAGCAGATGTTAAAGTAGAAGAACGTCAGGCAGCTGATGCCGCAGCTAAAGCAGCTGGAAAACCAGAAGATGACCCAAATTATAACTAAAATGGTATACTAGTATTATGAACACTTATCGGGTTAAATTAGATGTAGAAATTGAAGTAGAAGCATTTAATGAAGCTGATGCAAAGGATTACGTTGGAGATATATTTAATATTGATGACGAAATTAAAAGTGTCAATATTATTAAAATTCGGGAGAAGTAAATTGGCAAAAGAAGGATATAAACCAACAGCAGGAATGCAGGCTGCTGCTCGTAGAGCAATTAAATTTAAAGAGCAGGGGAAAGCTAAAGGCGCTGGTACATTCTGGACTAAATAAAAATCATTGACAGAGCCGTAGTTTTTACTGTATAATAATACATAGAGACTACGGTTTCTGCTTTGGCCCATAGCTCAGCAGGCAGAGCGGGAAGCTGTTAACTTCTAGGTCCTAGGTTCGAATCCTAGTGGGCCAGCAATAAATCTAGGCGGACTTACTAGATAGGGAAAAAATGCTTCATCTTACACTCAAAGGTGTAGAGATCTTTATAGAAAGATCTAAAACTAAAAGTCAAGAATCATATTGGGATAATTACGATTTAATGATTTGGAAAAAAGATAGTGGCGGATTCAGTAGCGTAAAGGGAATGTTTAGAAAAGATTCCTGGGGAATTGCAGATAGAATATCTGTCAATGAACAAGGGGTTTGGAAGCTGCCAGCTAAATATGTCAAACATTTTAAATGATTTAGGAATAGATTCAGACGATTTTGATTGGTATCATTTAGCAATTTGTCGTGGAATGGACACTAATCTATTCTATGATAAGTATGAAGCAGATGTAAACATTGCTAAAAATATTGATGAAGCATGTTTAAGTTGTCCAGTATCTAAAGTATGTTATGAAGACGGAGTTGAAAAAGACGAATATGGAGTAAGAGGCGGAATATATCTTAGCGCAGGCTCAATTGATAAAACAAGAAATATGCATAAGACACCAGAGATATGGAAGAAGATAAGGAAGAAAAATGGCATCTGATAAAAACCATTTCAAATATGGTATTAATCAATGGACAGGCGAACCAGCTAAGCCAGTTTTCTATACACCAGAAATGGCTAAAAGAGTTCGTGAAATTCCACAGCCAGTACTTCTTTTAATGGATGTAGCAATGTACCCAGACTTTATTGGCATTAAGCTTTATGAAGACAATTTTATGCAGTTCGATGGATCTTCCAAAGAGCGTGTAATAGATTATGTTGGGAAGGTCAAAAAGTTGATCGAATCCTATGGTACAAGATGCGAACTGGTTGGTGTCCCAAGTGAAAGAGTACTATGAAGTAATTAATATAGTCTACCTACATGACTTAAAGGTATATGGAACGGTAGAACAAATGGGTGCATATGCATCAGTTGTAAAATACAAAAAAGAAGATATTGAGTACGAAGAACTTATCGAAAACGATGAGTTTGCTATCATAGACGAGATAGTATTCCAACATGTTGAGGAAGAAAATTAATGGAAAAAATATTATGCTATTCATGCAATAAGAGTAAGAACAAATTAAATGTCAGAAAGTCATCTTTGCTTGCAATTAACTTATTAATGTGTGAGACATGCGTAACAACAAAGTTAGAGCCGCGATGGGTTATTATTTTGGCTGGAAGACAGTTTGGCCCAGATTTTGTTAGAGAAGTTATATTAAAAAAGAGATATATTGGCAATGATATTGCCGCATCTGAACTATTAGTTTAATATTCATTTCACGGTATAATTAAGTATTATGCCATTAGATGCTAATTATATTGTAGTTGTTATTTCTGCCTCCGCAGTTAGTGGAATAGGCACGGCATTAGTAGTTGGCAGAATAGAAGCAAAAAGAGAAAAGATCCGTAAAACTGAGCGGGAACAAGATGCTCTTAAAATAGAGTTAAAAGATCTTCAGATTAAGCTGTATCAATTAGAAAAAGACTTAAATGAGTGGCGTGAGAAGTATTACAACGCTATACAGGAATTAATTAGTGTAAAAGCTGAGCTTGAGGAAAGCCTGATTAAGTTATCATTAATTGATTTAGAATTACACACACACGACGACTAGACCTTCGAATTTATATTTAGTATACTTATAATATGACTTGTATAGTAGCTATTGCCCAAAATGGTATTGTTTACATGGGTTCCGATCATGCCGCATCAGATGAAAAAAGTGGATGGATTATTTCTAGAAAAGAGCCTAAATGTTTTAAAATTGGGCAATATGCTGTTGCATTTACAGATTCATTTCGTATGGGACAAATTTTGCAATATTCTTGGAAGCCTCCAGTTTACACTCCAACTAAAACAAATAGTGGGCTAGATAAATTTATGAGGACTAAATTCATTGACTCAGTTAAAGATGCATTTAGAGCAGAAGGATTTGGAAGCGTTTCTCAGGCGGGACAAGAAGATGAGGGCGGAATCTTTATAGTAGGTCTTCAAGGTAGAATCTTTACTATAGATGAAGACTTCCATGTTGGTGAGAATATAGTTAATTATATGGCAGAGGGATCAGGCGGAATGTTTGCCCTTGGAGCATTACACGCCACTAAACACCAAAAGAATCCTAAATTAAGAATGAAGGCTGCATTAGAAGCAGCAGCAGAATTTTCAATGAGCGTGGCAGCTCCATTTACTTACATCCAAGTTTGATGTATAATTGATATATGAGACACATAAAGAAGTTGGTTGGGGTCTTATTGGGTTTATTATCCATAGGGGCAGCACGAACATTTTTAGATAGATATGAGGTTCTCATATTTGACAAGAACGACCTTGAAGAAGAAGATGAAGAAATTGGCATGGATCTTCGTGGAACACCAACACATCAATGTATATGTGGTTCCAATATCTGGTACGTGAAAGCAGCATTTGAAAACTATGAAATAGCAACATATTTCTTAGATATGATATGTGCAACATGTGGAAGTTTAGCAACAGCTCCCACACCAGTAGACAGAGAAGGAATGGAATATTGAGAAAATCAGAACGACTTAGAATGCTAGAATTACAGATGGTTCGAATGGAAATGTTAGTTGAATTATATTCACAAACACTAAATAATCTATTAGAGACACAGGGCATGGAGCCAAATTTAGAGGCAAATAAGTGGTATACAAAAAAAATTACAGATAAGCCTTGACGGAATCAGTCTATTTTAGTAGAATAGACACATGAACAAAAAACTAATCGCGGCATTAATTGCCCTAACACTAATCACACCATCTGCTGCATTAGCAGCACCTAAGACAGTTAAGAATTCAACCTTACAGGTTCCCACACTAGCGATCTTGGATACAGCGCTAGATACATCTCTTCCAATTTTTAAAGATAAGATTGCACAAGAAGTTTGTATCACAGAATATAACACCTGTCCAAATCTTCAGGGGTTCATGGAAGGTCTTGGATCTTCAACGCTACCATTAAAGTTTTTAAATCAGGGTGGATTTGAGCATGGTACTCAGATGGCTTCTATTGCAGTTAAAGCTAATCCAAATATGCAGATAGTTTTTGTTCGTATCATTGGAAATACAGCCAATGGTTCACGACAAATTGTAAATGAAAAGACTATTTATACTGCATTAAACTGGGTTATTGCTAATAAAGATCAATACAACATTCAAGCAGTATCTATGTCACAGGGACATCACACATTGCTTCCAGGAGCAGACTATTGCAATAAGACACCAATCACACAATCAAGAATTCAAATTCTTGCATCAATGAATGTGCCCGTGTTTTTCCCAACAGGAAATGCAAGAGATTATTCAAGAATTGATTGGCCTGCATGTATTCCAGAAGGAATTGCAGTTGGCGCAACAACAGATAACGATGATATTGCAATCTATAGTAATGCAGACTTAAAGCTAACTGATTTCTATGCTTTGGGTAATCTTAAGTCTACTCTTCCAGGAGGAGCTTTAACAAATACATCAGGAACATCTGCCTCTGCACAAATTGCGGCAGCACAATGGATAGCAATTAGAACAGCAAAGCCACTGCTATCATATACAGAAATCTATAACTTAATCAGCAATACATCTTTACCAACAAGAAATTCAAAGGTGCCAAGTGGCAAGCTTATTAATTTGACTGGAGCATTAAATGGCTGATATGACAGTTCTAGAAGGAATTGTTAAAGATATTGGTGTAGAACTATATCAAAAATGGTATAACGCATTAGCAATTGAAGAACGCACAGAAGAAATATCTGCTGCTTTAGGACATAATGCTAATGAAACAGCAATTTGGGTAATTCAAACTTTTATGAATAAATTCAATGCTGCTGCAGATCAGTTAAAGGATAGTTAATTAGATAACTATGATACTAACAGATAATAACTTTAAAGAAGCACTTGAGGGTAATAGCCTTATCCTTGTAGATTTCTGGGCGGAATGGTGTGGGCCATGTAAAAAGCTTTCTCCTATTCTAGATGAAATATCAAATGACACGGGGTTACTCGTTGGTAAGTTAAATGTTGATGAGAATCCTAAAAAATCATTTGAATTCTCAGTATCTTCTATACCAACTATGGTACTATTTAAGGATGGCCAACCAGTTAAAACTATTGTAGGGGCTAAGCCCAAGCATATGTTATTAAAGGAGTTGTCCGAATGGATATAGATTCTGATCCAGAATATATTGATCATGTAGAGTTTGAAATATGGCTTAAGAATGGTTATGATCGTGGTTGGGTGTCTGATGTATTTTGTAATACGCATGATGGACCACCACTAACAGAAGAAGAATCACAAGAATGGGATGAAGGTGGAGATCCATGTTCATTTCAAGTAAAAGTAAATGCATTAAACTAAAATTCTGCGCTCAGTTAGAGGCAGAGGAAACAAGGAGAATAAAATAAATGAACTCATTTAAGAAAGTATCAATTGCTACTGCTGCAGCTCTAGCAATCGTTGGCCTTTCTGTAGCACCATCTTCGGCAGCACCACTTGCCGTTACGGTTGCAGCAGCGGCTAACGCAACAACATCTGCGGCTCCAGCAACAGTAGCAGTACCAGCAACCAATGTAATTACTTCTGGTAATACTATTGCTATCGCAGCAACAGCAGATACAGGTACACAAGTTACCTTTTCTGCTTCACCAACAGTTAAGTTAGTAGCAGCATTAAACACAACAGATGCACCAAAGACAGTTGCTTCTGGAGTTTCAGGACTTACAGTGACATCTGCAGGCTCTGCAGTAACAGTATATGCTTATACAACAACTACAACAGTTGGTTCAGTAACCGTAACTAACGGTGCTTATTCAACAATTATTTATGTAGCAGGTCTTGCGGGATCAGCATACAATTTAGGAATTTCAGTTCCATCTGCAACAGCAGTTGGTACAATTCCAACGATCTCTATTAATACTACAGATGTTTTTGGTAACGCAGTATCAGATACAGCAACAGTAACTTTAATTGGTTCAACATTTACTGGTGGTGCTGTTTCTACAACATTGACTACAGCAACAGCAACCAATACATCTACTGGAGCAGTTCTCGGAACAGCTACAGCATCACTTTCAACAGCAGTTGCTGGAGAAGTAACAGTTGTTGTAACAGGACTTTCTGGAGTAACTGCCGTAACTGGATTAGCAGCACCAGTTAAGTCTGCAATTGCTAAGTTTACTGTTTCAGATCTTGCAGGAATCATTACAGGATTAAAATCAGATCTTGCAGCATCACAAGCAGCACTTGCAACTGAAAAAGCTTCAAATGAAGCAAACAAGTTAGCAAATGCAAAGGCTCTAGCAGACGCTAAGGCAGCATCAGATGCTTCTGCTGTATCAGCTAAGGCAGCATCAGACAAGGCTCTAGCAGACGCTAAGGCAGCATCAGACAAGGCTCTAGCAGACGCTAAGGCAGCATCAGATGCTTCTGCTGTATCAGCTAAGGCAGCAGCGGATCTTGCAACAGCAACTGCAGCTGCAAAGTACAAGGCGGAATATAATGCCCTTGCTAATAAGTGGAACAAAAAGTTTCCAAAGCTAAAGGTTGCATTAAAGAAGTAATTTATTAATATAAGGGGGCAGGATCTTAGGGTCTTGCTCCCTTATTAATTAAATGATAGAATAACACAGTGGATTACATACAAGATACTATAAGAGAAAAAATAGCAAGGGAAATAAAATATTTAGAGTTGCCTTCAGACTGGAGGCCACATGAAGTTATTAGATATATAGTTAGGATGATTGAAAATGGCGAAGCACCACGACAAAATTAAAAAAGCTTTAGAGCAAAGAATTGCAGCAACACCTGGCGGATCAGCATTTAAAAAGCCTGGATCAATGAATAAAAAGAAGACTGGCTACAGGGGCCAAAAAGCTAGTGGACCTAAGTAATTTAGATATCTGTCAGATTCCTGGCTGTAATAATGAGTCTAGTAGGGTCACATCAAACGGAGGGGCAATAATAGATGTTTGTACCGACTGTTGGCATGAAAAATACAAGTCTTAATCAACTAAATGCTATAATAGATCTATAAGTGGAATACTAGTCCCACTTAAATAAATAACCTATAGGAGTAATAAAATGACAGACGGAATTAATTTAACAGGATTTAATGAGACAGGCGAGCAGTCAGGCTCAAACAACTTGGATCTCAATCCAACAGGACAGTCGCCAGCAGCAGCTTTTCCAGCAAAAGATATGTCAACGCAAGGTAACGCAGGATTTAATGCAGAAGGCTCATATGATATGGGCAATCGTGCAGAGACAAATGCATATCCAGAATCAGAGAATATGTAATTATGTGCGATATGTGTGGATGCGGTAAAGAAGCATTTATGGGCGTAGAAATGCCTAATCAAAATGTTTATGATGTTGGTCCAGGACAAAGACCATCACCCGCGATGTTTGATACAGATTCAGAAGACACACTTGGAGTTACAAGAGACTTTCCTCTTACAAGTGCACCACAAGTTGGGATTTAATTAATGTCAATGGATGGAACAGGAATGACTCCACCTCCGCAATCTTCACCAGCGGGTGCAGTAAATTCAACAGAAGTTGGAAGAAAGAAGCCGCATCAAGGTAAATTAAGATCTGGTTTAAAAGTAGATACCAATAGACACGGTATACGCAGAGAAACAAGTTTAGATCCAAAACCACCAAGAAAAGTCGGACGAAAAAAGATATAATTAAATAAGTAAACGGCCTCATATTCGTATGGGGCCGTTTCCTATTGACAGACTTAGATATAAATTGTATGATTAGGACATGACACTAAGTGTAGCAATCTATAAAGTAGAGAGCGGTGCCTCAAAGAGGCGTAAGACTAACCAAGAGCAGGAAAGCTGGAAATCAAAAAATGGTCCAGTAATTATAACGAAAGTAGAAAAGAATGATTAAACCATTAGGCCAGATGTTGCTTATAGAAAAAATTGAATTAGGAGATAAAACAACTAAAACAGGCCTTGTTATTTCTGCAGCATTTTCAGATAGTGGCCCCAAGACAGGCAAAGTAATTGATCTAGGCGATGGAGAATATAATTATAAAGGTGACTTAATTCCAATTTTAGGTATTGATATTGATGATATTGTATATTATCCAGAACATGGCGGGACTGAAATAGAAGATGATGATGGTAATAAATTTCTATTAATCAATAGTAAGAATATTATAGCTAAGAAGGGTTAATTAAAGTGTCATTTGATTACAAGGCGGCAATGACAAAGGGTCATAGATTCAATGAGATAGTCTCTCTAAGACTTAAAGAGAGCGGGATTGATAGTATAGTACCAGATCTTGAATTTGCCCAGTCTAAGGAGCAGATAAAGGACTTTACAGCCAATGAAAAGGATATATTGGTGGGCGATGAAGTGCTTGAAGTTAAGTCAAGGAATCTATACTTTACAGATGATCCATCTAGCTTTCCATATGATGATTTAATTATAGATACTGTATCAGGATTTGAGGGTAAGGCTAAGAAACCTTTGGCCTATGTTATGGTGTCACAGAAGACTGGCGGAATGTTTGTAGTTCCTTCATACACCAGTGAATCTTGGCGGGTAGAAGTAAAATACGATAGAGATAGACAGCATGAGGACAGGTTCTACTTAGCTTCAACATCTAATGGAAGACCATTTAATAGTTTAGTTAAACATCTTAAGGAGATAGCATGACACACGATACTTTTTGGGATGGAATGAATCGTTCATTGGAACAAGCAGATGGAGCAGATGAAATATATCAGGGAAGATTAGAAAGAGATGCTAGTAACTATGACAGTAAGTCTCAACTAAGACGAATTGAAATAACTACGGGAATTAAAACTCAGGCGGGATTAGAGATGTTTAAGTACTTTAATGATAACTATGGATCCTCAATATGGGGCAAAGTATTGGAAGGAATTAAGTCTATTGAAAAGGAATTAGAATGAAAGATAGAACGGTATTTATTGTAGTTTTAATATCTTTATTACTATTTTCTACTGCAATTTATAGAATGATGGATAATACTCCACCTAGTCAGGATCCAATTATTGAAGTTCCTCAGTCAATATCAGTTAAACCCCAATTGCCTAATCCAGGCATTACTATGCCTGTGGGCGGAGAGCAGGAGGATGATGAAACTAAAGAAGATATCGAAGAACAAGACTAATCAGCTTATAGAAAAGATAGAGTTAGCTAAGACAGACTATTTAATCTATCGCGGCTCTTCCTTTGGCGCAGAAGGAAAGTTGTTATGGGCTAAAGATGATGCCATGGCATACACAGAGGGCATGGACTATGCCCTCAAGATTATATTAAATAATATTGGTCGCAATTAGTGCGAAAAAGTGCGGCGGGAGAGACATATGAATTCTGAAGAATTTGATAGAGAATTTGATCTAGAAGCCATGCTAGAGGCATGGAAAATAGATCCTAAAACGCAGGAATTACTAGAAAGATTGGGATCTGACTTTGATGAAAATGGGAAACCATATTGGCATGATAATGTGTAATAAATGCGGGATGGATAAAGAAAACATAGAATACTGGGATAATCACCAGACTATGAGCGATTATAAGATATGGTGTGCGAAATGATTGATTGGTTAGTTAATAGACTATTTTGGTGGACTCCATTGAGAGAAGCTTTATTTGATGAGGTACATATGTATGATGATTTACGTAAACGCATAGATGAATATAAGGATGAACTGCCCAGCAATCTTACTTGGGCCGAAGGAGATACTTGGTATGGATGGACATATAACCCTGAACTAAAGCGTTACTATTTTGATGATATAGGTAATATATCTCTCATGGGCCTATGGGAAGCTCAATGGGCAAGGGAAGCAGAAGATCCAGAAACTAAGATTAATAGATGGGCAAATGAGCAAATTGCCATTGCCAAGGAAACTGGAGAGGTGCCATTCTAATGGAATTCGGATACTACTTTGGAGCATTTATGTTTGTTTTAGCTCTTCTCATGTATTTCAATGGCAACATTTAAAAAGGCGGGGGAGCAAGAGTGATCAATATACTCTATAGACTAATAGGAGTTATATGCTTGCTAACTAAGCATAAGATACATGAGAGCTTCTTGGAGCAATGTCCATATACAGGACAAACATATCAATATTGTACAAGATGCACAGCTCTGTTGCCTGTGTACAATTTAGATTAAATTAGGTCCAGACCTCTATATCCCCCCGCCCATTAAAGTGTCTCAAATGGCTTCCTATGGCTTATTTAGTGGAGTAAAGTGGAGCATTGTGGAGAATATATACTATAGATTATCTTTGAATAACTGTAGATATGTCGACAAATAGCTATATGTGTAATTGAGCGTATCATATAATGAGACGTAATGTCAATTTGGGCCATATAAAGCATATCCATACCATTTTGTCAATGCTTTTATATTCCACGATTTTTAAAATGTCCTCGTAAAGGGGTAAATTCGCCCACATTCTACATAGATTTGTCGACATTTGTATATGATAATATATTGATTTGTCGACATTTAATGTTATTCTGCATATTCAGGCGAATTTGTCAACCATTCGTAAAGGGAAAATTTGGCCCACATGACCACAACAAAAAATCCACAGGCTGTGGATAACCTGTGGATAATTTGGGCTGTATATATTAGATTAGAGGTTCATGCATTTCTATTACTTCTGCCAAATGTGAAGCAAGCATTAGTCCTTCTGATGTTTGGTCATGTTCCCATTCATCTTTGAATCTTCCCGCCTGATATTTGATTACATGACTCATTAGTTCCATTAACTTATCTTGGGTATATAGCGATGTACCTTTAACTATTAAATGAGCAAACAATGCTGGATTAAACCAATGATTGTCTAGTGCTTCTGTTATTACTTCCGCCAACTTTTCTTCTGATGTTCTCTTTGTCATTTCCGCCTCCTAAAATTGAGTTCTTCATTCTATCACATAAGGGGAGGGGTGGCAAGTCTCCTCGCACACCCCTCCGATCTATGGGTTTACTTGGTCTGAGCTGACTTCTCATCAGTGAAGGTTAAACCCTTTTGGGTAGCTTCCTGTAGAGCCTGCTTTGCAGCACCTGAGAAACGTCCACGGGCACCAACTGTAATGCCTTGAGACTTTAGATATTCACGCTTTGTAGCCATTTGATAATCTCCTTTCAAGAGATGTTTTATTAATTATATCAACTATCCACGAATTTGTAAATAGCCTCGTAACGATATTTTTTTGCCCTTACATTAAATTAGTTTGTTCAATACGATCTTTAATTAATTTAGCAATGATGTTGTGGGCCTCAATATTTTCTGTTTCAGATCCACCCCATAAAAGCTTTTGTGCTTTGTCTAACTGTTCATTTAAGTAGCCGTCACTCATCTTCATCTTCTTCCTCCTCTTCATCTAGGTCTTCAGGGTCTAGAATGAACCCGTGGTTAAACATCCAGTCTATAACGCTTTCGTGGTGGTCCTCTGCTCCATACTCTAGAGAGAAGCCTTGGCCTGCCTCTACAGCCTCACAGAGGTGTCCCCACATGTCGTCTTTGGTCGCTACAGCCTCATATGAGGCGTCTTCTAGGATGTTGTTGATTGTGCTCCATGTCCACAGCCAGACCAGAGAAAGCCCTAGGTCCGTTGTATCAAGAATTTCTAAGCATTGGTTTAACTTGTCTTTGTCTTCAGGCTTCATCTCGTGCTCCAATCGCAAATGAGAGTTGGTATGTTAGTTCATATAGGGCTACCAAAGCGTCTAGTGCCCCTTCGCATTCTGTACGGACCATAGAGTCCATTGCCTCTTCTGATTCTTCTTCCCGTTCAATTGCGTCTGCAAGTTCCTGCTCTGCCATTAGCATGAGGTTCTTTAGTTCCCCGTGCATGATGTCAAGGCCTGATACTCCAGCATTAACCAAACGTTGTAAATGGGGCGGGAGCCCAATATCTTCTGAATTCATTTTATACCCTTTCGCTAGTAGAGTTCATTATATCAGTAGCCACTGACAACAAATGCCTGGTTGCTATAATCTGTCCATTTAAAGATATGTCTTCAATCTCTAATGACTGATAGTCTTTTGAATCCATGTTATATTCAAACTGAGACATTTCTTCTTGAATACGTTCAGAATCCTGTTCTAAACTAATTAGATGAAGCTTCATATACTCCAGGAATTGAGATGATTTAGTCATTAGTTATACCATATTCCTTTAACATCATAGAAAAGTATTTATCACGCTTTTCATCATTCCACCCATTTTCCATGGCGGTAGTTGAAACTGCTTCCTTTATTTGAGTTCTTAACATAACTAGTTGAATAGCATTCATTAGTCAAAATACCCCTCTGCCCATAGGCCCTCTAAGAATTCCTGTGTCTTAGATAAACTCCCGTGCAACCACGGGTCATCATCAGGATTCACAGTAGTTATGGCGGAAGCAACAGAATCGATCATATTATCTAAATCTTCTTTGGTATAACCTAACATCATGCTTCTTCATCCCATTCTAAGTAGTATTGGTCATCAGGATTCAAATCATAGAATTGATTGAACCTGCCTTTAATATAATTATCGCTAGACATTTCTGCAAATCTATAATCTGCATACATCTGCCCTTCATCCAAATTGGAGTTAACCCAGTCTTCGACTAGTTGTTCTCCAATTTCAGAATAAATTGCATCAATTACCATTTGGTTTTCATTTTCTAAGAAACTCATACTTCCGCCTTTTCTCTAGATTCCAATAATACACTATGGGTCTGACATTCTTTCATAGCCTCTTCATCACGCCATGAACCCTCATTGCATTCAGAGCAGAATTGACCGCAGTCATTCTCGCAATACTCAACACAATCATAAGACTGACAAGCATAGCAACGTGTTTCCCATTCAGCCAATTCTTTTACTTCACCACGGACAATCTCATATTCCCCACCCCAACCTGTTTCTTCCTCAAACTCTAAAGTAAGCAGGCAGTTCGGAACAAGATTAGATAGTTTAGTTAAGATAGTTACAGCAGGTGACCAAGCAGTTTCATATTTGTAGACAAGCCAGTTGTCATCACCTTCTGATTTATATTCAAGTAATTCTGTTTCAGGATACCCTTCACCGTCACGAACTGCTACATCCCATTTAGTTCCCCAATTAGATGTATTCCACGAATACCAATCTTTTTGAGTCTTAGCAAACTCAACAGACTTGCGGAACCAATCAGGGTCATTTTGAATATCATAGTCGCCACGATTAGGCTGGCAGGCATATTCCTCATCAGTAATTCCGTCATCTTTATATGAGTGAATGTTGTGAAAAGAAAAAACGGGATTAGAATAAGATACCTGAGTAATCTTAGTAGGAAACCCCATAGTAGAAATATCACCCATACCAAATGTCTCCTGTGCTAATGTAAATGGAGCATTCAATCTATCTTTAATCATATCTACCTCAGACTTAGGTCCTTGGATAGTTAATGTGTTGTAACACCAATTTGGCATTTTATATCCTTTCGTTGATATGTTCTAATTATACAATGGACCACTGACAAATGGAATAGATTTGGCATGTGATACATGCCACATGATTCAGCTTTGTGGTCAAGATCACAGAATTTCAGGCGAATTTATATTGACCTCGTAAGAGAATTATGCTACCCTCATGTTTTTGAGGGCATGCAAAAATCCCCCAGATCTTACCTGGGGGATTGATACAAGGGCTGCTAGGTTACCAACGAAAGTAAAAAACCTGCGTTACTTAGCCCCTGGCCGAATGACTATAGAGGCACCCATTAATAATTATACCGAAGCAAGCTCCGAGTATTTGCTGCAGAAAGCATTCAGGTCCATGGTAAAGATTGGCGGACCGTCTAACTCCTCGTGAAGGCTAAACGTTTGAGCGCTCCAATCAATTACAGGAATCTTGTGCTCATTGTCTAGAATTCTATTGACTGAAAGTCCCCAGCCCGTTTCTGAATTCCAGTCTTCTCCAACTAGTTGTGAAATGCATATACGTGTTGCATATGATTCATCCGTCCACCGTGGACGGGCCTGCTCCACTGCATGTGATAGTTTAGATAACATTTGATATCCAGCCCAGTGGCCATAGAGTACAATTGTTTCTCCGCTGCTCTGTTTAAATCCAAAATTTGCTCTGTCTCCCATTATAGTTCCGCCTCTTCTAGTATAGGTACTTCTTCGACTTTGTTTAATTCTATCATCTCAAAGGCCCATTTGTCTAGTGCCTCAAAGTTTTTATTCTTATGGTGCCCGCAGAAAAAGAGTTCGCCTTCTACTCCTTTAATTAACCATAAGGCTTGTGCTGAGCATTGGTCGCATTTAGTCCAACGATCTAGATCTTCCGTTGTCATAGTTGTCCCCCTTCAATCATGTCAGAAAGACGGGCTAGAATCCAAGAGTCAATATCATTGATATCAATCTCGGCAAGCTTTTCCGTGATTTCTTCACGAGCAAACTTATAACCGTCCGCAAATCCGTCTTTATAGTCTGACATATTATCCTCTCAAATATCCAGTAGGTTCTTGGTCTGCCATATAAGATTCAACTAAGTTAAACTTATCTCGCAACCTACTTACTTTCTCAATACTACCAGTTCCAATGTTGAATGTCAATGGTGTCATTGCTTCGGGGTCTAGTCCAGTAATCTGTGCTTCCCAATAGGCCATCTCCATGGACAACCTATCGGGAGCGGTAAGTTCAAAGTACATTAGTTTTCACGTACATTCGTAACTTCAGTGTCAACAATTTCAATGTTGCCATTCTGAGACTCAACATAAAGATTGTCATAGATTTCTGATTCAATATCTGTATCTGAATCAGCAAGTAAATCTAATTGAATAGTACCGCTAACCTCAATTGTTGCAGACCACTCAACATCTCGTGTTAACTCAATGTCTAGCGCTTCAGCAATTGAACGAAGTGTATCTTGGTCATCTGAATCAGCATAAGCCTCAGTAATAATATCTTTTACTGAATCAATCTTAGATAAATACATATTTACTTGCTTTTGTGATTGACGGCCATTATGCAAAGACCATTCAATGCTAGCAACTTTATCTGTTTCATATGTTGCGTCTGAATATCCATGAATAACTTTATATGTTACTAATAGATTAGCGTTATATGTATCAGGTACTGTTACTGCAGGTGTTGTTGTCTCTTCCATTTTTTCCTCTTTCGTTTGGGTTGAAGGTGCAATTGTAGCATGCTCCACTGACACTAATGTGGTTTTGCGACCACATGGGCATGTGAGTTCTGTCACACCAGATGGGAATCCAAATCCATCTGATGATGTTAATTGAATTAATGAATCACATTCATCTGGGTCACAGACGAATGTATATACAGATGATACTAGTTCGTTGGTCATGACAGAATTGTAGCAGGTCCCACTGACATTTGTCCAGGATTTCAGGCAAATTTCTAAGCTCTCCGTATGATCTGTATCACACCCTCAATATTGGGGGCATTGTCGACAAATATACTTAGCGACCTCTACGGGACTTGAACCCGTGGCCTCTACCGTGACAGGGTAGCGCTCTAACCAACTGAGCTAAGAGATCGTGCGAGCAGTTTTAAATCTTGCTCAGGATTTTTTTATTTAGAAAACAGAAACCAATTTCTTGATTCTATTTTTTTCAGCAGTTAGAACAGGGTCGAAACCGCTTGCGCCAGCCATTAGAGATTCAGAATTTCCACGGCTTGTGCGATAGTAATCAAGGCGTTCGGTTAGCGCATTAAACGCACCCCATTTTGTTCCCTTGATTGTAGCGTTAGTAGGTGAGTTATAATAAAGTTCATCAAGCAGAACAATTTTATTTTCCCACTTCTTTAGCGCACCCTTAGAATCTTTTTCAGGCTTAGGGTAGATTGCTTGAACCAATTTAGAAAATTCCGCATCGGTAATTGCTTGAGTATAAAGCGCTTGTGCTTCTTTCTCAAATTCATCAAAGTAACCAAGAGCAAGCCCAAGAGTTTCACGGGCAACAGCAATTCGTCCTTCAACAGTTTGAGTATGGCGAATCTTGAAAGATTGCTTAGCCTCACGCATAGCAAGATTCAATGTGTTTTGGCAAACTACACGAACAGGTGTCACGGCTGCTTGAACAGCAACAGAACCATCGTGTGATGTCCAAACAATTAAATAAAGTTTGGTTTGGTCATTAGCGCCTTGTGGGTCTAATACCATTGTGCGGGGAATGTCCACAGTTCCGAAAACCACTTTACCCTTTTTCAATGAGCCAGCAGATTCCCAACGGCAATTAGGGTCGGCATCGTGAATAGCATCGGCAAAGGCAAATAGTTCCTCATTCTGTACTGGAACATAACGCTTTCCAACAGTAGCAAGAACATCGGTAGCACCATTGAATGGGTTGTCACGAATGACAAGAGATGCGGTAGATACATCATTCCAAGATTCTGGAATGTGCTCAGTGATTGGAGATAGACGAACATTCCAATTTGATAGTTTTGCTTCTTCAAGCATTGTTTGAGTAGTTACTTCCTCATCTTGTGAGAAAATACGATTGGCAAGATTATGCCAAGCAGGAGCACCACGAAGAGCAAAAGCAACTTCGCCATTTTCCATTTCTAGATTATGAGCCATGAATTTATTCCTTTCGATTGGTTGATTTGGTAAGTATAACATAGGGGTCTGACATTTACTAGTCTTGTTAGTCATTTGTCCGAATTGTGCTATGTGATCAATCTCACAAATTTTCAGGCGTTTTCCACAGGTAGCCGTAAGGCTGTGGATAACCCCGCAGCTATGGGGGCATCTCAAATAGTGGGACAGTTTTACAAGTTGTCCAGCTTGATCCCCGCTAAATTAAATTAAGTTGTTTTGCGGTGGTTAAATTTGTTTTAGCATTTGTGCTATCAACAATTTCTTCATCTAGGAACATAGCCGTTGTTTTCTTTTTCTTTAGACTATCAAAAACATAAGCACGTACTGTTCCATTAAATCTACGCAGATTACTAAATACTAATTCAGTTAAGTATTCTTTGTCAATTCCCTGCTCTGAATAAATTGTTAAATCATTTTGCTTGTTAGCGTCATAGATTTCTATTCTAAAACGATTTGCCATGGTATTACCTTTGTTAGTAGGAACACCCGAAGGTGTGAGCAGTTTGGCGACATACTCAGGTCGTTCGCAATTTATCGTTATGCGAGAACGATTTTATTTAGAGATACTGAGCAACCGCATTATAGGTGCTAGTATTTACTGTTTCCTCATCTGTCATTTTCAGAATACGGATAGCGTTTTCAATTTCAGTTTTCATTTCACGATAGGAGTGAGCATGAATTACCTCGTAGTCCTTTTCAGGTTCTACTGGGAAGTCGGCTTCTTTAGTTGTTAGGTTAAAGTCAATGTTTAATTGGTTATTCCAAGAACGGTAGTTAGTTCTGATGTCCTCAGCCTTAGCCCAGCGTTCCATAGCCCATTTGCCAATTTCCTTTTGCCACTTTTCATAAGACTTCTTATACTTTGCTTCGTTTGCTTCTTGTGCCTCGTAGTCTTTAGTTAATTGTGCTAACTTAGTTTCTAGTGCCTTGATGATTTTTGGTGTTGCGATTTTAACTGAGATTGCTTTTCCTCTAGCCATTTGTTTCCTCTTTCGTTAGTTGGTTTGGTTAGTTGTTATTAAGTTGTATTATAGCGGAGGGGTCTGACAAGTCAATGCGACCCCTCCACCTCTTTATACTAGGGCTGAGTTACTTACTGTTGTCCAACGAGTTTCTTTTGTTGGCATTTCTAGTAGTACTCGCACCGAGCCAGATGCGTTAGGAATAATCTCTTTGATTACTCCTGTCTTTTTTGACTTTAGGGTGGTGAATAAATCACCAACCTTGTAAGTGTATCCATTTACTGTCATTTTGCTTCCTTTCTTGTAGGGGTTTATTGTAACATAGAGGGCTGACATTTATCAACCCCCTATGCCTGTGACATTAGTCACAATTTTCAGGTAGCCACGCTTCTAGGTGGTGTTGTTCGATGATAGCCGATGCAGGTGCTAAATCGCTTCCACGATAAAATACTCCCGCAGGCATTTCGATCATTTTGTTATAGTCCTCGTCATAGTATGCGTCAATTGCTTGTATGCAAGGCTCTACCATAGAAAGAGGAACGGGCGGGTAATGATTAGATTGTAAGTGTATAGACAATGCCATTTCTAAATCTAATTCATTAGATAAATCTAACGCTGTATTGTATCCCATTAGTTTTGCACCATAGGGAATGATACTGTTGCATAAGAATTGTTTTCGTTAATTTTAGTTAATGCGTCAATGCTTGCAAGAGAGTTAATAAATACATCTGCAAGCATGGCCTGTAAGTCTGATTCTTTCATGCTAGTTAATGCAAGAATTACATAGTCGGGAGTAGTAGTATCGTTAAACTCTACATCTACTTTTACATTATGAGTTAGTTTCATTTGTTACCTTTCGTTGGTTGGATAAGAGTATTTTAGCATAGGCCACTGACATTTCCTAATCTATTACGGCGTGTCGCAGCTTTTGTGAGTTTTCTCACATTTTCCAGGGTTATCCACAACCACTCGTAAGCCTGTGGATAAGCCGCCACATATGCGGGCGCCCTGACATTTGTCAAGGCGACACGCTTACATTTTACTGAAAATATAAATTCCCAAAATAATGGGACCGATTAATATTAAACAGAATCCAATAGCAATTACTGCAGCAAATAAATCTATGATCATTTTTTACTCGCAGAAAATCTAATATCCGCTTTACCATAAACGCATAACCCACATGAGACGCATGCAGACCCATTGCTTGATATAAGCGGAATGCTTTTCATATTCTCAGGACACTTAGCGCCAGGTTTTCCCGTTAATTCTTTCATCTTGCTTTCGGTAACGGCGAAAGTCTTTCCTAAATATGCAAGGCGGATACCTTCATTTAGTTTTAGACCGTGAGCAATTTCTTTATTCTCGTCGTCGGTAGAATAGTAGAGTGAAAGATTAGTTATATCCTTAAGAATAAGGGCGGCAGACTTAACACGTGTATACACCCAAAATTGAACATCGGGATGATTAGTAATAACAGTCTTCCATGCATAGGTATAAGTATCATTGAAAAAATCTCCGTCCCAATGGATACGGAATAATTTAGGGGCGTCTTTCTTTTCACAATCGTTAACAAATTCAACAATCATTTCATCTATCAATAGCAACATGGTATCCATGTCTGCATTGCGTAGCAATTCCCAATTGTGTAATAGATTAACCTTAACGCCCTTGAAGAGCTTTTCTAATTTACCTGCATAGCATACGCTTTCGCATATGCTAGTAGCGCCAGGGCATGAGAATTCTTTTCCTGCAGGTAATCCGAAAGTATTAGCAATTGCGGCTTGCTTTCCATTCTTAGTAACAAGGTTAGCAACTTTTCTATCGTTAGAACGTTTTAGTTTAGACAAGGTGAAAGTAATCCTCTCGCTCAGATAATTCCATAAATCCTTTTTCCTCAGACCATTCAAAATAATGCTCAGGGCATAATTCAGACGGCTTAACGGAATAAGAATTAGTAGTAGCATTACAGACGGCACATAAGGCTTCGATTAGATTACCCACAGTTATTACCTTTCGTTTGATTTAAGAGAATAATACCATGAGCCACTGACAAAAACCTGCTGAAAATTTGTGGGAAATATCACAGTGTGTCTTAAATCACATTTGGCCCCCGCAGCTCTTGCGGGCGCCGATCATTCTGTCAAGTCAACACGCCGTTTATGTTTTAATTTTCTTGTATATTTTTTCTTATTGCGAACAGGTTGCGCCGCATTACTACGGCGCAATTCCTGTATGCGTTTTACTTTATCTTTAAGAGAATTGCGGAACATGATACCCACTCGCTTCATGAAATCTTTTTACATCAAATCGCTCATTATCTTTCGCAAACATTTCTGCGAAATCGTGAACAGTTTTAGAAAAAACAGCGGGGTGAGTTTTATTGCTAAGATACTTTAATATTTCAGCAGTTGCGATATAGTCTTTTCGTGTCATCATTACGCTAACTCCAAATCCTTTATGTCTGCGACATAAACATTGTCTTTATTCATTCCGTATTTTAATTGGAATTGAAATACATCAATAGCCTCATCATAGTTTTCGGCTTCTACATTTATGTAGGTTAGGAATTCAAAAGTTTTCATTTTACTTCAACGACCTTTCTTTCCTCACGATAGAAAATTTTAGTAAAGCATTTCATTTCTGAATTATAAATATTTACAGTTGAGAATTTATCGGCAAATCCCCAATCAACAAAAGCAAAGAAATCTTTCCACGCTTCAAATTCGTTTTCGTAGTCTTTCTGCCAGTGTGGGGCATTTCCGTCATAGGCTAGAGTTATTTTATACATTAAAATAATTCCTTTCCGTCAGCACATTCGCAAGACTCT